AGCAGGAACAAGATAATCCCCATCACCAAGTGTAGGAAAAGTCTTTCCAGCTGCATAGCTTTTATTTGCTGATACATCCCAAAATACATACCCTGTTGGTACTGTAGCCATATTTCCTCCTTTCTAAAATCGCTTCAAAGACCAATGACCGTTGTCACGAATTTCTTGAACAAAACGTCCTCTGACCGAAGCATCAGAACCTCCGTCAAATTTTACCCCTGCTCCAGAACCAAGAGCAAAAATATCGTGAGCCATAACCCCATACACCTCGTTCACTGAGTCATACCCCATCCTCATTTGTAAGATATCGTTCATGAAAAATGCCATAAACAAAGCAGTGAATCTCGCATAAGTAGCAGGGTCTGGACTTACAATTCTGAAGCCTGTATCTCGCACTTCATCTTCAATATAGTTTTCTGCGACTTGAGAAGCCCATACTGGGTTAATTTCCCACTTATAGTCTCTTGGATTTTCTGAAGGTTCATTAACAATAGAGGTAAATACTCCTCGATATTGAAGTGCTGTGTTATTTGAAAAGCCTGTTCCTGAACCATCTGAAGCATACTTGTAAAATGTGAATGTTTTAATTCCTTCAACAGCTCCTGAGATTGCTTCAGAAGTCTCCTCTGTGGTTGAATAGTTTTCTTGCAGGTCTTCAACAATCGCTTCAGCTGCCGAATCATCTGTATACTTGTTGTATTCAATCCAAGAATTATTGACATAAGTCAAAATTGGTTCATCTACTCCTTTGAACCATAAATCTCCTGAGCTCGGATTGGTAGGTGTAGTTGTTCCAGTAAAGATAGTTGCTTTACCATCAATGTCATCAAACACAGCTTGCGGCGGTGTTGCTGTAAGTTCTTGCCAAGCTGACCCTGACCACCTATAATACTTCTGTACAGATGAAGTACTGTTATACCACAAGTCTCCCTTATGCTCTGTCTTTTGTTCTGCTGTCCAATTGGTTGAAGGGTCTGATGTTTGATAATAGGTCTCAACTTTTGCGTCAACAATACCTTCTTCTAATTCCTGTATTGTTGCAGCAAAATCTCCTTCAATCCAAGTATTCAGAGCTGTGTCATCTGTATATTTACTTGCCAAGACCCAGTCATTTCTGCTATATGAACCTGCGTCTGTCTTTGCCTGTGCGCAACGGAGTATGTCCCCTCCTGACCCTTGGACCCATAAATCTCCAGCGTCATAAGGCACGGTTGGAGTATTGTAAAAAACCCTTCTCTTCTGGTCAGCTGTATCTTGAGCTGCGGCAGCATCTGCTAATGCTTTTGTAACATCCGTGTCTGTTATCCTTTCCCAAGAGTATGTTGACCCTGATTTCATGAATCTCCAAGCATAACCTTTTACAGTGTTGTAGTATATATCTCCAAGGTGCTCATCCTTTTTTGCATTTGTATCCCAGCCTGTTCCTGAAACCCCTTGTTGTTCTGTTACCGGAGGAAGGTTCATAGCAGGGTCAACATTGTAAAACCAAGTTGTTATATTCCCATCAATCTGTTCTTGAAGGTTTTCAATATCATCATTAAAATCTATGACTATCTGAGCCATTTGGTCGGCATTTTCTTTTGTCAATTTTAGAGCTGAATCTGCTACAATTTGTGCCTTATCTGCAGACTTTTGTGCTGTCTTTGCTCTGTTGCCTGCGATGTTTGCCAAATTTTTTGCAGCTTTGGCTGTTTTATCGTCAGTCGGAGGAGATGTTGCGTTGCCTGTAATCCAAGCTCTTCCCCCACTCAATCTTACTTGAACTGTATCACCTATATCTGCGCTGATTGTGAGCCTAACAGGAGTTTCATCTACTCCGCCAGGAAGATGAACCCAAGCAGTTCCATCTTCATCAATACGCAAAACCTCAGCTTGCGAATCTACTGGAGATGTCCCCTTTTTGTTCATTTCCTGCATTATCTGTATAAAATCCTTTATTGCTTTATCCAATCCTGAACTCATATCTGTACCACCTCCTCAGAAGTTCTTGCTCCATACCCAAGCTCAATAGATTGTTCTACTACATAGAAGTTTCCAACTATCTTTTGTTTTGGATACCCCAATTGTATCAAATCAGAAGGTAACACGTCTGGGTTAAATCTCCGGTCATAATCAACAGCAAGATAGTGCCGTTGTTCTTCCTTCAACCGTCTTTGCGCATACTCAGCCAGAGTTTCATTCTCAGCCAAGTCACAATCTCTTTCTTCCATCCAAACTTCTCTTCCCCTGTTGACCGTAGATAGAGGACTTGTTAGTGAGTCATCTCTTGCTACAGCTGAAGTATCATCCATAATAGCTCTGAATACATTTGGGCATCCGTACCAATCATTCACAGCCTTGAGCTTTGGCTCTATGGAGTCATTACTTAATGGGTCAAATCTTGCTGAGATTTCAGTTGCCATAGGTCGTATTTCTACTTCACCTGTGCCGAGCACTCTTAATCTGCCATTAGTTGCCACGAGAACCTTTTCTGCCATGGATAAATAGCTCTCGTTGTCTTCAGCTATGATATACTGAGAAAGTGGCGGCAAATTGCCATTTATTGCCACTGGTGCGGGAATGACCTCGGAGAGCAACTGTTTTACCAGTTGCCCCCCATTGATTCCCATGGGTGCATAATACCCTAATGGCAAAAGAACGTCTTGAGCAGGTTTCAATACAGAGTAACAAGCAAGAGAATTTTCTTCAAGATTCCCATTTATCCCCCTTTCCGGAGCTGTTGCCAACCCTGTGAATATCGCATTATGACCGAATAGCCCAAACTGGGAGGTGTCGAGCCAGATTCTAATGTATCTTTCTGTGCTTTGGCTGTACCTTATACAGTCAATATCCGCAGAACACATCAAACCAGAATCTGTTCGTTTCACCTTTCCTCCAGTTATCTCAAACCTTTCTATGTCCTTCCAGGTTATTGGGTCAATAAAAGTTGCATAATATACAGAGCTGAACCCCTTATTCCATCTCATGGTTCTTCCTCCTCTTCAGGTGGGTTCTCTTCTTCCCACTGTTCTTTTGTCATTCCTTCAAAACCTTGCGGGTCTACTTTTGTTATAGACAGGGAATAGTTTGTCACCATACCCTTCTCATCATCAGTATAATCCTCTGAGACTTGTACATCAGCTGCATAGCTGCTACCATCTGCTGTTCTTACGTGACAAATTCCTGGGTAGTCAGCCAACCGTCTTACATCCTTCAGCATTTCTTGGTCTAAGACCGTGATTGCTTTAGAGCTGAGTGTTCCTGACCTGCTGACAGCTGGATTCCAATCCCCTTCAATAGACCCTCCAAGGTATTGAGTTTCTTGGAAGTCTTTTGCCCAAGTGTTGGAATAATTTGTCTCCCAATAGAATTGGATTTGTCTCCCTTCAAAGTCAATAATATTCAGCAAGTCTTCATTCTCTATTGGGTTTACTCCAAGTTCAGGACTGTCTACCATAGCAAATTGATTATCTTCTGTTATGTAGTCCCCATTTTTTGTTCTTGTAACAATACGGTGACCGCCCATGTCTCCAAGAGCTGGGTATGGGTCCACATAAGTTTCACCAAATTCTGCTCCTTCAACAATCAGCTCCGGTCTGTCAGCAGACAACCTATATATGTCAGCAACGTCCTCAGGGTCAGCATTTTCAGGAGCTATTGGGGTGATGAATGCAATCAAGTTTTCTTCATCAATCTCAATTTCAGCAGAAGGTTCTTCAGCCTGATGCTCCCAATGAACTTCAAATGGTAAAATTGCATCATCTGTTTGACCAAGACCGTCTTGAACTGTAGCCACAATATTGTAAGCTGCTCCGTCATCCAGTGCTCCAATAAGGTTTTCCACCCTGAAGCTAACTTGATTCGTGCCAAATAATGGCGGAGAAGTTTGAAGAACAATGTCCCCTCTGTTACCGTGGAAGTTGGTTTCATCAGGTCTTTCCATAAGATAATCTTCAGCTCTTTCTACCAGAATAGAAGTTATGCCGCCTTCACCTGCTCCGGTCACTGTAACTTCTAATGGCATTTCTGTGAGAACATCTCCATCCCAAAGTGACTCAGCTATACGAATTTCAATATGTTGTTCTTCATCTTCGGTCCAAACCCTGTTGTATCCAACCAATGTCTGTATCTCCTGCGGTGTGAGCTGATAGGTTTGTGGGGTTGCGAGTTCATAAACAATTTTCTGTCCTGTGAGTGCAGTCTTAAACTCTGGCGCACCGATGAACCTTGTATCTTTAACATATACATAAAGCGGGTTAGTTAGTGCTGATTGATGCAACGCTATTGAGCCTGTATCTACGTTGTTCCACGTGCTATCAGACATATTATATTGTGCGGTTTGCCCTGTTCTTGGGTCTATCGCTAATCCGTAAACGCTTGATATGATACCGCTTACTGTGTCGGTTAAATTGTTTGCTCTTTTCGCTAAATTTGTAAGCGAGTTCGAGTAGAAAAAGTCACCGTTTGAATAGTACGTCCAAGTAAGGTCTCCGAAATCTACCATCGCCCTATCAATCACCAACTCCCCACTCACCAAATCCACCGTACCGCCGTAGACAGTCTGTCCGAGGTCTGCGGTGTAGGTCTGTCCTTGGTAGGGTTCGTAGTCGGTTGCGGTTGAGCCTTCTTCAAGTTGGATGTCCTTGAACTGTACCGAATTGTTTGCACCCGACCCATAAGTGATTCGTATGATGTCGCTTGTGCTTTGTGGAGTAAACGTAACTTGTGAAAGCGTATAGTCAGAACCACCAGCATTTCCGTTTATGTTTGCTCCGTTTACCCTCGCTTGCACCCGTGGGTTCGTCAAAGTTGACCCACTTGGAATTTTTATGTACGCACTAAAGGTTAATGTCTTGCCTACAAGCCTGTCAGGGATATTTATATGCAAACTATTGATAGTGGTGGCATTGCCGAGATAACTCCCATCAGCCTGTTTATATGCTGAATAAGTTTCATCAGAATCAAGCAAATTCTTTCCCACCACATCCGCACTCACCTCATCATACCCACTTATAGGACACACAAGCGAGTAGGTACTATTATGCCCCACGGGAACGTAATTCGCCGTGACATACTCTTCTGTACCATCTGCGTCAACCACTTGCGGACTTGTAAATGGGTCTGCTGTTTCGGTTGTTGGTGTTGCAAGTTCGTAGACCATGTATACCCCACTCATTGCCGATTTAAAAGATGCCACGTCAGAATATGCCGTATCATATACTGCAAGCCACCCAGCTCCGCTTAATCCGATAGTTTTGTCTGATGTATTCGCATAGACGGTATTGTATGTTGTCGAAACATACTTTGCAGTAACAATGTTCGCTATATATACATTTGACGGAGGAGTTTTAGCTGTTGGCCATCCGTGTACTCTGAAATATGTATGCCCTGTTTCTGCGTTTATTCCCCAGTTCAACGTCCCCAAATCCACAACACTGTACTTCCTCTCCACCGTACCATCACTCTCATAGGTATCACCATCATAGTACAGATTGTTGCTTGCGTCCAGTTTCGGGATACCCCTCAAAGTCAGCGAAGAATCCAACGCATAATTCCCCAACACATTTCCATCGCTGTCATACGTCTTGTGTGCCGTAGCCTGTACGGATTGCAAGGTGTTGGCTGAATACGGATAGTAGTCTTCGGGGAAGTACCGTCTGAACCATGCGACCCCTGCTCCTGCGTTGGCTTGTTCAAGCGAGTAGATGTAGTCGGCGATGGTGGTGCCGAACATGGCGG